CCCCGTTATCCCTCTTGAACGCTGTCAAGCGCTTGAGCCTATGCCTGCACTGGAACTTGTAATGTTCGAACCTATCAAGAGCCGCAAGCCGACCATAGCGGCGGGCATAACAGTGTCAAAACTGCCACCGCGACAGTCGACGTTGATCTTGCAGGACGTGGCCGAGCGGCACGGCGTAACGGTCGACGATATTAAAAGCCCGTTGCGGACAAGACGCGTCGTGCTGGCACGACAGGAAGCTTACTATTTGCTGCGCGAGGCAGGCTATTCGTTTCCGCAGATTGGCAGGTTTTGCGGCGGGCGCGATCATTCGACTGCAATGCACGGCGTCGGGATGCACGAAAATAAATTAAAAAGGAGAGTAAAATGACAAGGATATTGCCAGACGGTTTGGACTGTTACGTAATCTTGCGCGATGACGCCGTGCTAGGTTGGATTAATTTTTCGCGATGGCATGGCAAGTGGCGCGCGCTGTCAGTCAAGAACCAAGTGACGTTCCATAGAATGCGCGCAAGCGCGATTGAAGCAGTGGGAGGATAAAATGCAACTACTAAACGAACGCGCGAAAACGCATGGCAACTATAGCGACACGGCCAAGACGTCGCAAAAGCTGAAAGAGCTGTTTCGATACCATGCTTTCGCAAACAAGTTTACGCCAGAGCAAGTTGAGAGCCTTGACATGATCGCCGCCAAGCTCGCACGGATCATGCACGGCAACGCGCATGAACCGGACCATTGGCGCGACATAGCGGGTTATGCTCTGTTAGCTATAGGAGAACCAACCCCATGACCGCTATAGCGGGCGGCTTGGCATGCTACGGCCTATTATTGTGGATGTTAGGCCGCTGCGTCTATGCGGTCATCGGCGTCCTTCCGCTATGGGTGCGTCGCATGTATCATTGGAAGTGGAACGGGACAGTGAAAGGCTTTTTTACAGTGCGTTATGAGATTGATGACGAAGGTTTATGGCATGTCATTGAAGAGACAACAACAGGCAACCGATACCGGATGCAGATCAGAAACGCAAAAGGAAATTACAAATGGTAGAGGACACACAAAAGCGATATGCCGATGACGTAACAGTGCAAGAGCTAGTGCGCTTGCGGGTTGAGAACGAGCAACTGCGCGAAGCATTGCAATGGATAGCAGGATGCGAAGGTGGCGACCTATTTGATCTATGGAAAGAGATGCACGACACGGCCCGTGCCGCACTAAAGGAGGATAAGGCTGAATGATTATCGGGATTATATCGGCGGCTATTGTCGCTCTGATCGGCTTCGTGCTTGAGATATAAAAAAAGGCGGCCAGTTGGCCGCCTTTTTTAAAAACTAAAATTAAAATTTATTGTTATCTAATTTTTAGATAACCTTATCTAAATTTAATATTGGACTTATAAACAGTTATTTAGTATTATATAATTGTAGTAAAGAAAAGCTACGGCTGTTTGAAATTTGGGAGAGTTAAATGAGCAGCACGCAATCTGTTTTTGTTGTCGGCATTAAAAATGCCCGCAACATGGCACATGAAGAACGTCGCGCAGCGCGCGCTAAGATCGAAACCGTTGAAGGCAAAGAAGTTTGGGACACTTTGCGGTATAGATCAAAAGTTGAAGCAAGCCGCCGCGCCCACTGGATGCAATCAACAATCGGAGTTCCAATGGCAGTTGAAGAAGTTTATCCAATAACAATGAAAGTATTATAAAAATTAAAGCCGGTCTTACGACCGGCTTTTTTTATAACACAGCTTTACCACGAAACACCGGCACGCCACGCACCATTTCGCAAAGCTCTGGCGGATACATATCGCCTGCTTCATCAAACGTAATAACGCAAAAACCTTGCTGCCAGCGCGACGGATGGCCTTCTGTATATTCAAATTGCGCGTATTCTGGATCGCTCAACATGCCAGTTTCGACGCCCCACCGCGACCCATTGCGGTCACGCATGGCCGTCATCTGAAGCTGGTGCGTATGCCCGGTGATAATGTTAATGCCAGAATGAAGCGTATTATTCCACCCACCATGAATACCACCGCGAAACCGATGGCGAACTTCAGTGCCGTTGATCATGAAAGCATAAGCAAATTCCCATTCAGGGAACTTGTCAGGCAGCGTCTGGATTAATCCGTCAAGTTGCAGCGCATTGTTGAGAACAAAATTATCGACGCGGATATCGTGGTTTCCAATTGTCCAGCCACGATATTTAGCGCGCGGCAACTGTTTCAGCATTTTTTGAGAATGCGAAATTTCTTCGCCGACTGGCGGGGCTTTTTTGTTGCCGAGCGGGTGGCGGCTAACTTTTGCGCCGTCGATGACGTCGCCGTTCATAATAATGCCAGTGGGTTTTAGCGTTTTGCAAACTTTGACAAACGCTTTCCAGATGAGTGGCTCATCACCGGGCCAAAAATGCGCGTCCGACCCAATAACCCAAACGCTATTAGGTTCATTAATTTGAACCATTTTTGGATAAGTCCAGTTTATCCGCGTAAGCTCTTTTTCGTCTGGTATACCTGTAGGAAATTTTATTTTGGCGGTTTCAAGGCGATGTTTAAACGTAGAAATAGGAAAGCCAGCGCTTTCGGCTGCGACCTTCATATTTCTATTTGCAGCTTCAAACATTTTAAGCGTTATGATAAGCTCTTCAACTGAAAGTATTTTTTGAGCCACTACGCGCCGCCTTTAACCACCGTCAACTTGACAATTTTACTATCAGATTTTTCTGAATTGTCATTTGTTTCTTCTTCTTCATCAATATATTCGGCGTTGTATTCAATAATTTCAGCAAGATCATCCGGCCAATCGTCCCATTCGGCGTCTTCTGCAATCTGCAGCGCCTCTTCAATGGACTTGGCTTCAATGATGCACGGATAGGCCACAATAATCTCAACCATAAACTTTGGCATGTATTTGGTCTCCAATGACATGTGGCCTATACCTGCGTAATGTGACAACTACTTCACAATAGATATGAATTTGCCGCTTTCAGTTGCGTTTGGGGCTTCTACCATACGCCGAAGGTCGGATTTTGACAATGTAGCCATGCCCGGCGCGCAGAAGATTTGCTTCTTGGTCTGGAAGTCAGCCGACCCGATGCGCCCCATGTCAACCCAGCCCGCCTCCTTAAGCGCATGAAAAAGCGCAGGCTGCGGAACTTTAACGCCCGACGGTGAGGCTGCGGCGAGATTGCTGCAGAGCGTATGGAACGGCGAACCGATCACGCCGCGCGCAAAATCTTTTTCACGGCGGCGCATAAGGTCGACAAGATAGCTTTCCGCCGTCGACATGCTGTTCTCAACAAGGTTCTGTTTGAACTCTGTCATCATCGGCGGTTCAGCCGGGTTGAACTTCGACACGTCACGCGTCTTGAGCCAATGACCGATAGCCGCGAAGCCGCCGTTCTCATACCACTTCCACAGCTTTGCGGCGGCTGCTGGGTTCATGCGCGGGGCTGATGACCAGATGCAGAACCAGCGACGATCCTGCGACGCCAATGAGATCGGAACCGGATCGTTCGAGAACGCCAACACGAACATGCGGTTCACCATGTCATATGGGTGCAAGCCTTTGCGGTTGATCGGCAGCGTATCCGGCGGCGCAGCAATGATTGGCTTCAACTTGTTAGCCAGCGCGCGGCGCTCGCGGGCGTCAGGCTCTTTCAACTCGTTAATGATCAACACTTCGCTCTCAAGGTGATAACCCCACGCCGACGACACGCTATCGTTGTCGACAAGCCCACGGTTGCGAAGGTCTGGCCCACAGACTGACCAGATGAACGGCGCCCAGAACGTATCCTTGCCCGAACCTTCATCGCCGCCGTGCAACACGGCATGGTTGATCTTGATGCGCGGGTTCTGCACTTTAAACGCCATCATGTCCCAAAGATGCTCAAGCTCTGCAGGCTCTTCAACAAGTGTGCGGCAATGGTCGATCCACGGCGTAATATCGCCCGGCGCGTAGGCAGGCCGCGCGTCACGCCAGCGGTTTGCATAGACAAGCCCGTCCTTTGCAACCAGCACGTCATCACCTGCAGCGTACGTTAAGCCGACAAGAGACGGCGCGCCCATAGCCTGACGGTTCTCATCAAAGCAAACGGACGCCTCGACGCGGCGGGTTGAGTGGATCGACTGGCAAGAGATGTGACGGAAGATTGCGTTGAACGTGCCGCGCGAAACTTCGCGGCGGTCGATCAGGTCGAAATAGGTGTCATCCGTCTGGATGTAAGCGAAGCGTTTATACCACTCCGCCTTTTCAATTCGCCCCATCTCTTTACGCTCGACCTCCTCAATCACGCGCTTGGCTTCATCAGGGTATTCTTTTGTTGGCTTAATGCGCGCCAAGGCTGTCTCCATGCGCTTTGCAATCAAATCATCACGCAGACCATGACGATGCTGCGGGCCACCTTCATCGGCAACCCACTTCAAAAACCGCTCGCTATTCCAATCGCCGCAATGCGAGTGAAAGCACACATAGGCACGATTAGACGGCTGATAGCGGCCCATTGGGTTGCCATCTGAATGATCGGCGGAGTTAGGACAGACGACGCCCACCCAACCTTCAGCGTTGGCCTTCTCGACGATCTCGCCACGGCCTTGCATCCACGCCAAGACGTCATCATTACCGTCGTCATCAAGCTGCACGCGGGCAAACGTAGCTGTGTCAGCCGTGTGCGGCACAACGCCAAGCGCGTCACAGATTTGTTTGAGGCTGAACTCGCGCTCTGGATGGAACTCGGTCAGCACGGACATAAAATTATTTTTGTCTGGTTTCAGGTTTACACTGCTAGGGATGCGGAAATTTCTCACAGGGTTAATTGCGCCCGCGTCAGTAAAGCCCGCCTCTGCGATGGCGACAATCGCCGCAGAGAACTCGCCTTTAGTCGGCTGATCATCCAGCGCGAACGTGTAGCCCCACTGGAAGTTGCCGGGCGACGTCTCGATCTTCCATGTCGGCTCTAGCGGCGGCACGTTGGACTTTGTGCCGACGTCATCAAGCACAAGGAACGCCACGCGCTCGCAGTAAGACGCAGCCGCAGACACTTTGCCGTCTTGGAAACGATCAACAATAAAGCACGCCGTGTTGGCGTACCATGCGCCGACAGTCTTAGGGTTATATTTTTGTGGCAGCATCGCAGGCCAGACGCATTTGATCGCGCCATCGTTATGAAGGCCGCCTGTCGGTTTCTGGCGAACGATCAGAATCGTCTCGCCTTCCGGTGCAATGCTCGTTAAATACTCAACAAAATTCATTTGCCGTACCTCTCCATAATCTTCACGTCGGCATTCAATGGCAGACCGTCAGCCCATGCGGGCGGCGTACACATAATGTCTTTAAGCTCTTGCGCGCGAATGTCGGCTCCTACCTTATCGACTTCCAGCACGATTTCGTCATGTACGTGAAGAACAACATCGCCAACAAGGCGTAAAGAGTTTCGGAGCAAATCGTTCGCTGCGGCTTGAGTTATATTTTCACAAGCCAAGCCGCGCCACAAGCGGGCACGCGGCCATTCTTTAGCTTCAACCGATGGCTTCCATGACGCCTTAACATAGGTGACGTCTTCGCCTTCAAACTTGGCGAATGGATAGCAAAGGATGCGCTTGGATGGTAAGCTATACCACAAGTGCATACCGTCGTGCATATACGTCACGCGCCCTGCTTTATACTCATGCTTCGGGTTGCGTATAGCACTTGTGTACGCGCCCTCAAGCTCTTGCCAATAGTTGACGGCCCAGATGTTAGCCCGACGCCACGCGTCAACGATCCGCTTTGCATCGCTATCGGCCATGACGATGCCATAGTTGCGCGCCATGTTATTGAACGCGCCAACTGCGCCGCCGTAGCCAAGCGACAAAATAGCGACTTTGCCGATCTGGCGCTCGTCTGGTGTGATGTCGGCCTCTGGCTTATGAAAGATGCCCGCGGCTTCACGGACGTAAATATCACCTCCGCTGCGGAACACGTTCAAGATGTCATCGGCCTTCGGGTCATTGGCGAGCCATGGGTTAGCGCGCGCTTCAATCGCTGACCAGTCGGCCACGATGAACACTTTGCCTTCTTCGGGGATTAGCGATGGACGCAACATACCCTTCAAAACGTCGGTCACGCGCTTGCCGTACTTCGGCACGACTTCATGTCCGCGCACTAGTGCTTGCCTGACTTCTTCGGGGTTCTTGGCGCATCTGCGCGTGAAGTTATGCACCTGCGCGCCGTAGGATGATGCGCGTCCTGTAGCAGAACCGCCGTTGAACACAAACGCGCCTCGGACGCGGTTGTCATCCATGTCGGCTAGATTGTCGAGGCGCTGGAACTTGGCGACTGATGACGCCCACAGATCGTCCGCGCATTGGATAACGTCCATGACTTCGGCGGGTATTTCTTCGGGATCGTCAATCGCTAACAATGCCGCGCGCACTGTCTTGTCGATGCTAGTCTTGCCGTCCTTCTGCATCAGCGAGCGAGCGAACGGCCCAACACGGTCAAACACCCATTGTCTCATTTTGGGACTGCGAACTGACACCAACTCGCCGTTTGTGACCTTGTTCACAGTGTCGTGGATCTCGTTCATCTCGACATTGGCGAACTTGCGCGCCGCGCGGATAAGCGGGCGGTCGATTAGCACGCCACGGTCGTTAATGTGTTCGTTAATGTGGTAATCGGCCAACTCCAACAAGCTCATGTCACGCATGGCGTTGCTGACTGCGCGCATGGTGCGAACGTCTTGTTCGCAATAAGCGATCATCTCGGCCATCAGCGCAGGGTCTTCGTTGAACGTGCCGTCCGGCCTTGGCATTGACAGCGCGCGAATGAGCTGCGACCCGCGATGGTCTTTCTTCATCTTGGAGCTGATCGCGCGGCCTACGTCTTCAAGTGAGCCGGGCAAACAGTTAGCGCGCGCTTGTGCTGCAGTGCAGTAAAACTGTTCGATCTTCTGACGTGAGCCGCACAGGTTCCAAAGAATGAGCCGCTCAAACGCTGCATTGTGCGCTCTGATCTGGCCGCTATAAAGCCGCACGCCTGCGGGAAACTCTTGATCTGGCGTCCATGTCTGCACGTCTTCATCGTCGAAAGCGTAAGACATACACAGCACTTCGGTGCTAATGTCGAGGACATAGTTATAGACGCCGTAGATAGTGAGATCGCACTTGCTACGCGTTTCGAAATCAAGCCA